CCCTACTAGGGAGAACATTTCTGTTTGTACTTGTTGTGAGATAGCCTGTTGACCAGCAATCCACTGATCTACAACTGCCTCAGGGAACCCAGCCTCTTCCAAGGCTGCATAAGCATCCTCAGACAGACCTCCAAGTTCTTGGTATTCCTGTTGTAGTACATCAAAGTCAATACCATTAGCACCAAGAACCTCAGAAATCTCTGAGGCATCTGCTGATACTAGTTCTTGTACTTCTTCACTAACTTCTTCTTCCCGCTGAGGCTGGCCTAGCTTACTCTCTAATGCAGAGTATGCCTTAGCCATATCCTCAGGGGACTTAAACTTCTCAGGTAGCCATTCAGGGCGTTCAGGGTCTCGTTCTGTCCCTGCTACCTTCTCCAACATTTCATTGATATGCTCCTGAGACTCAGGCGCAGGTTCTTGATAAGTGTTCAGTGCTTCAGCCATTAACTTATTTGCTCCATAGCTTGTCTAACTTGTTCAGGGTCCATTGACCCAGCAATAGCAGGGGCTGCTTTCTGTAAAGCTCCCATGCCAGTCTGTTCCAGCATTTGTTGTTGCATCATTTGCTGTTGCATCATCTGTTCTTGTGCCTTCTGTTCATCTGACTTAATAAGTCCAGAGGTATCAATACCAAGTGATGCTGCTAGTCTATCAATATAATCACCTAGGTTCATCTCACTAGCAATAACCTCAGGTCCAAGAGGCTGAAGGTACTGTAGGAAAGTAGCTAGTTTATTCAAGTCCTGTCCACGGCCTAGTGCTTCAATACCAGTAACCACTGTAGGTGTAACACTATCCTTAGGCATCTTAGGCATCTTGCCCTGCTTCTGAAGAGAGTTAAGTAGTAAGTTGATTAGTGGTAGTTGAAACTCCTGAGATAGAATAGAGTACACGCCACCAAGGGCTGTCTCTAGTTCCTGTGCCATGAAGCGTACTTCTTCTGCTGTCACACGCTCCGCTGCACGTTGTACAGAGGAGTTGAGTAGGAAAGCAGCAGCAAGACGATCATTAATCATCTGCATAGTCTCAAGAGCTACACGGAAATCGCCGCCCTTCTGTACCTGTAGGGTAGATACATCATTACTATCACCCTGTAGGAACGCACCGTTAGGTGCAGCAGACAGGTCTTTAGTTTTAGTACTACCATTAGGACGCACAAGAAACAGTACCTTAGCAGATGCTGCGCTACCCTGTACGATAGCCTTAGTCAGAGCCTCAAGGCTCCGCAAGTCACCAATATACTCCTCAATAAAGCCACGCCCATAGTCCTCACCATCAATACGGATGAACCGTAGTGGGATGAATGGGTTCTGATCTGGCTTAAACATACCCTTAGTAGTCTCAAGCAAAACTCCTGCAACTTCTTGGATAACCTCAAAGCCCTTAGGTGTGCGAGTTAGTCGGGTATAAAGATCATAGCTTTTAGCTGGTGTATCTGATGGTGGTATTTGTGCTTTTACCTCTTCAGGTAAAGCAACAGGAGCCATAGACTCCTTGGTAATAATCTCAAGTACATTGCCCATAGCATCACGCTTTACAACGTAACGATCAGGACGGAATACTTTCATCCCACCTTCCTTTGGCATATAGACTAGCGCATTACCAGTAACGATAAGCAGCTTAAGTGCCTCAAAGGTAGGGACACGGATTGACTTACCCTCAATCTCTTGCATTGCAGCACGTTCAATACGTGCAAGCCCCTCTTCAACCTGACCACGATTATCACCTGCAAGTTGTTGCAAGTCAAAGTCATCTATGGTCAGCCGAAAGAAGGGGCTGTTAGGTGGCAGGAGAGCAAGCAGTAGTTTAGATGCAAGGTTATTAACACCCCTTGCTCCAATGCCTTGATACGGTGTAGCGTATACTGAAGAACTTGTGTGTCCCTCATCTGGCAAAAGAGTAGGGATAGTAAGCCTTGCTGCCTCACGGCCTCTCTCTAGGAAAGTATCTCTCTCTCCATCTAGTTGGCTGTAGCGTTTAGCTACTGTACCTACATCTTGTTCCATTTATTGTACCTCTGGTATAAGTAAACCCTGTGCAGGTTTCTTTTTCTTGTACTTGTTTAGCTTATCATAGTCAACCATAGGCATCGTAGCGTTGTGGTCAATGTCTTTTGCATCCTTACCCATGACTTCATCGTCATCAGTTTTAATAACTACTGCACCCATAACACTATCCCTTAGGGATGTTCAATCCTGAACCACCTTCGCCACCAACTTGTGCAGCACCCTGTGTAACTACTAGAGCTTTCTTGCCTCTACGTCTACGGCGTTGCATACCAGCCCCAGTTTCTACTGTGGTTGCTACATCTTCGGTCTGTTCACGCTGTGCAGCAGTACTAGGAGCAGCGGTCTGTGCGGCAGGAGGACCACCACGAGCAGCTTCCTTACCACCAGCAGCAGCATACTTTACTTTAGTAACTTGTTTCTTA